TGAGTCAGATGAATTAACAAACTATTTCCAGGAGTAAAGTGAAATACAAAAAAGTACCAGCCAAATATATTAAGACTGAGAGCGACAAGCAGGCTATTATCGATGGATGTTATTTCGATGACTCAGAGCCAAAGAAAGTCAAAGGTTATATCGAGAAATTCCTCTGTAACTCTAAAGGAGATGAGAGAGGCACAACAATTACTTTGCTTGATTGGCAATATGAGGAGGTAATATTACCTCTTTACGGTTGGCGTAAAGCAAATGGAAAGATGCGTTTTAAGGAATGCCAACTTTGGATTCCTAAGAAGAATGGTAAGTCTTTTTTATGCTCTGCTCTTGCTTCATATCATTTAGCCAAAGAAAAAGGCGGGGAAATTTATTGTATTGCAGGCACAGAAAAACAAGCAAAGATTGTGTATAATGAGTCAGCAAACCAAGTCAATCTCAATCCCATTTTGAAAAAGAATATGCGTTGTACCAGGTCATCCAAGACCATAGAAAATGAGGCCAACGGGACCAAGTTTACAACGCTATCGTCTACGCCTTCACAGACACAAGGCTATGACGCAAACCTGGTTATATGTGATGAGATAGCAAGCTGGGGAGCCCATCATAGAGACATATGGGAAAACGTCTCAAAAGCTAATATGTCCAGGATCGAAAAGAACCAAGTTGGACTAATATTTGTGGCGTCGACAGCGCAATTCGATACCTCACATTTGGGGTTCGAATTGTTTTCGTATATGAAGGAAATTATTGCAGGCAGCAAAGTTGATACAACAGTTTTGCCAATTGTCTACGCATTGGATTTAGATGAAGATTGGACCGATGAGAAAAATTGGGCCAAGGTGAATCCAGGTATCGGCCATACTGTTGGTATCGAGTTCTTTAGAGAAGAATTTGCAAAGGCAAAGAATCTGCCTAATGCAGAGAGTGGCTTCCGCACACTTAACCTTAACCAGTTCTACGGTTCCGCCAAGAACTGGATTTCTACAACGCTTTGGCAAAGTTGCTTTGAGGAATATACAGAGGAAGACTTCAGAGGAGAGCCTTGTATTATTTCAATCGATGCCTCCCGAAAACATGACCTTACTTGCGTTATGTTGACGTTTAAGAGAGGCGATTTGATTTATTCTGTTCCTCGTTTTTATTCTGTTCGAGCTTATGCAATGCAAAAAGCGAAACTCGATTCGATTCCTTACTTGGCTTGGGAAAAACAAGGTCTTATTACTTTGTGCGATGATAGTACAGTTGATTTCGCCGACGTTAGAGCCCAAATTATCCAAGATTGCAAGGACTTCGATGTTTTGGAAATCCGCTATGACCCTTATGCCTTACAAGAGACCGTTAAGATATTGGAGCAAGAGTTTGGGCTCAACGTGGTGGAGGTTAATCAGAGTCCCTCTGTAATGTCAGCTCCAACCGCATTCCTGGAACAGTTGATAACGGCCAAAAAGGTAAGGCATAACAATAATCCGATCTTGAATTACTGTTTAAGCAATGTTGCCATCAAGACGGATAATCAAGAGAGAATAATGCTCGATAAGACCAAGAGCAAAGGCAGGATTGATGGTATCTCTGCCTTAGTACAAGGCTTGACTTACTGGCATACAGAAGATTTAACAGAGGATTTGCCAATATTCTTTTTTCTCTCCTAAATAGAGTATGAGAAATTGGCTTCCAAAAATATTCAGACGATCCCAAGGGATTACAGCAACTAATTTTAATCTGAGTGAATTATTGAGGCAGAGTAATTACTCTGGTGTCTCGATATCAGCAGAATCCATCTTGGGTAATCCCACAGTATACAGAGCAGTCAATTTGGTGGCTGGCAGTTGTGCGAAAATCCCAGTTCATATTTACCGTTACACTTCTGACGGTAGGGAGAAAGCAACAGCTCTGCCTCAATACTCATTGTTATTGAGACAGCCTCACCCGTTCTACTCTGCTTATAATTTCAAGCATTCTCTTTTCTCGAATGCTCTGATTTATGGCAATGCGTATGCCTATATTGTCCGTAATGAATTCGCAACACCACAAAGTCTGCTTTTATTAGACAGCAGAAGTACAACAGTTGAGACAACAAGAGATGGCGACATAATTTGTAAAACATCGATTGATAATAAGACGTTTGCCATTCCTCATTCTGATATCTTGCATATCAAGGGCTTGTCTCTCAATGGTATCTCTGGTTTGCCTTTGCTTGATATCCTCAGTAATGCTTATGGTTATGGGCTATCTGTTCAAAGATATGCGGCGGGATATTTTAGGAATAATGGCAAGCCATCAATCGCAATTGAGCTTCCAGGCCATTTAAAAGATGCCGAGAAGATAAAAGAATTCGCCAGATTATGGAGTGAACAACATAATAGCGGCAATCCTTACTCTCCTGCTTTCTTGGCGAATGGCACTAAGATACATCCATACTCCAGCAGTAATGATGCTGGCCAGTTGATCGAAAATCTTGAACACGATATCCAATTAGTCGCAAACTGTATTGGAGTCCCTGCAACTAAGCTTGGCAGTAAGCAAAACACCTCTTACAGCTCATTAGAAAGTGAAACACAAGCTTTCCTTTCTGATATCGATTGCTGGTTGGTTCAATTTGAGCAAGAGTGTTTTATTAAACTGTTATCAGAGTCCTCAAAGATCAATAACACTCATTACATTGAGTTTGAACGACGCTATCTGATTAAGATCGATCAAAAGACAGAATCAGATATTTTAATAGCCGAGTACAACAATGGTATTAAGAGCTTCGAGGAGATGAGAGCCTCAATCAATTCGAATATCGATAAAGACAATAAGCAGGAGTGGAGGAGGCCAAACAATATTGTAAATGAGTCCGAAGAAATGAAAGCCTTACAGGATCAAGTGACCAAGCAGGCCGAGCAAATCAAGGCAACACCTCCTCCAGCTCCTCCAGCAGCTCAAGAGGAGCCACCAAAGGCAGCTCCTGAGGAAAGATCCAAGCTGGAAAGAATGGCCATCCTGAGTTTGGATAGGCTGTTGACCAGAGCTGCCAAGAGTAAGGACTTGGAAAGCAATCGCTCAATATTTGTTCAATCACTTTCCCCGTTTGAGAATGCTGCAGAATTCACGGACGAATTATTCGAAAAGATTTCGACTGCAGAAGACCACACAAAATTTATAGAAAGCCTAGACGCTGCAGACTTAGTAAAGGAGTTGAAATAATGGAATGTAAACGAAGTATTCAAACAGAGATCAGAGTATCTGCAGATGGAAAGTATATTGAGGGAATTGCCTCAAGGTTTGGCTCTTACTATCACGTTCCTCAAGAGGATTGTTATGAAACAGTCAAGCCTTACGCCTTTCAGAGATCACTGGCATCTGGCAGAGATATTACTGTCAATTATGACCACGATAAACACTCTGTCTTAGGCTCTACAGAATTGGGGACTGCTAAAGTTTGGGTTGATGAGGAGGGTCTTAAATATCGAGTCAAATTTGATGCCGAAGATCCAGACCACCAAAGAGTAAGAGCCAAGATCAATTCTGGCTTGATCAAAGGTTCCTCCTTTGTCTTTCATCCAATCAAGAGAAGATACTCCAGGAGCCAACAAGGAGTATTACAGACCATTGAAGAGGCAGAACTATTAGACTTGGGACCTGTAATACTTCCATGCGATCCAACCTCTGTTGCATATGTAAGATCAATCAATACTGATCCTGAATATTTACTTTGGTTGGAATCAGAGAAGCGGATTCGGAAATTTAAAGAGAGCTGCAATATATAATTGCAGCACTAGGCCAAGTCCTCGCTCCCGAGTTGAGCAAGTGCTGATAAACACTTACTCAATTTCGGAGTTATATGAATCAATTCGATTTAAAACAAATCCAAGAAGAGCTTGGCAGTATTCACGAACAAAAAAAGACCATCGTTGAAGTATCAGAACGCTCTGCTGGCATCTTATCCAAAGAACAAATTGCACAATGGGATAATCTCGATGCAATTGAAATGGACCTTAAAGAAAAGGCAGAGTCTGCAAAACGTATTGCTTCTTTCAAGAATAATCACGAGGAAGTAAAAGAAGTACTTCAGAGATCAGTAAGAACAGAAACTGGAGCCTCATATTACGACGTTAATCAAGTTGTAAGAGGTCACTTGCTTGCAAGAATTGGCGATGAAGTCCCAGAAGAATGTAAGAGATCAGCCCAAAAGCTTAACTTCAATCTGAATACTGGTACTGTTGTTTGCCAGAGAGACCAGACCATTGGTTCTGCTGGAACTGGAGGAAATTTAGTTCCTGTTGCTCCATTCGGTGGCCTCTATGAAAAGATGAAAGCCTTTGGAGGCTTGGAAACTATTTGTGACGTTATCCACACTGCAACAGGCAATACAATTCCTTGGGCAGTTGAAGACGATACGACAAATCTTGGAGCTATCAGAGCAGAGTTGGCAACAACTGCTAATACCGCAATGGCTTGGACCAAGACAACTCTTGGAGCTTATAGAATCTCCTCTGGTTGCTATAAGATTTCCAAAGAGCTTGTAACAGATTCCCAGTTCGACGTACAAGCAAGAGTTTCTTACAACTTGGCAAAGAGACTACACAGAAAAGCTGCTGCTCTTTATGTTTCTGGAGCAGGATCAACAGAGCCAACTGGCTTGTTGTCTCAAGCTGGTAACTCAAGCGTACAATTGGCATCTGATACCACAATCTCCTTTAGTGAGTTGTGCGACATCGTAGGGTCGATAGACCCTGCATATTATGGCCAATTAAGATGGGTGTTTAATCATACAACAAGAAAGATCTTGTCTAAACTTGTTGATGATAATAATCGGCCAATGTACTTGGAGTCAATGAGAGACGGTATGCCACCGACACTGCTTGGTTACCCAGTGACTATTGTCCAGGAGATGCCTAATATTTCTGGCGATGAAGTTAAGCCAATTTTGTTTGGAGACTTCTCTCAAGCAACAATCCGTATGGCTGGACCTGTAGAGACGCAAGTAATCAATGAGCTATATGTTCTTGAGTATGCGATCGGCATGGTTTCGTCGATGCGCACAGACATTATTCTTCCAGACTCAAACGCTGTGAAGTATGTAACGTCAAAGAATGCAGCTTAATCTGAGTTGGTAAAACAATGAAGAGAAAGGGTCTGGAGAAATCCAGACCCTTTTTTATTTGGTAACCATAAATACTGTATGCGAAAACAAATATCTAAAGCCAGCTCCCAAACTTGGATTAGCCTAGAAGAGGCCAAGCAACATCTGAGAGTTACTGGTACTTGGGATGATGCGATAATTCCCGTTTATACGATGGCAGCAATCCAGTTAATTGAGAAGTACTGCCAGATCAATATTCTATCAACAGTCTTTGAAGAGTCTTTTAATACTCCCTCTTACGAATACCTGATTGATTGCCACCCAGTAACGGCCATTAATTCCGTCAAGTATTACAACACTGATAATACATTAACAACAATCAGCTCCAGTGATTATATGGTCTATTTACCAGACTCCTCAAGAGCCAGAGTTACCCTGAAAGAAGATATCTCTCCTCCAACTGTTTACAGCAGACCAGATGCAATTGTGATTAACTATACAACTGCAATTACAACTCCTCCTGCCTTGTTGAAAGCTGCAGTCCTCTTACAGCTTGGCAGCTTCTATGAAAACAGGGAAAACGAAACAGAAGCAAATTTGAAAGTATTGAATATTGGAGTACAGAGAATTTGCGATCTTTACAACGAAGGAAAAATATAATGAAGATTGGAAAATTGAGACACGTTGTGGAGGTTCAAGAGGCAACAGCCTCCAGGAATTCTTTTGGCGAGACTATCAAGACCTGGGAGACAACATCTTGTCCTTGGGCCTCTGTAATGCCTCTACAAGGCAGAGAGCTGGAGATAGCCAAACAAATCAACAGCCAGATTGATCATGCTGTTGTAATCAGGTTTCAAGAGATTGCGACAACTAATAGATTGATATTCAAAGGCAGGACCTTGGAGATATTATCAATATTGAATGTTGAAGAGAGAGACCACGAATTACATATCTTCTGCAGGGAGGTAAAATGAAAGGTGGTAAAGGAGCAGAATTCGAAATGACTGGTCTTGATGCCTTTCAGAAAAAGTTAATGGGCATGGAGAAAAACTTACAAAGAAAAGTTGTAAGAGATGCCATGAGAGAGGAAATGAAAGATTTCCAGAAAGACGCAAAAACACTAGCTCCAAAAGATGAAGGCCAGATCAAAAAGAACATAAAAGTAAGAGCCAGCAAGAGAAGCAGAAAGAGTATTGGTATCAATGTGTCCTTACACAAAGACAAATTCAAAGATAACTTTTATGGAGCTTTCCAGGAGTTTGGGACTTCTAAAATCAAGCCTCAAGGCTTCTTACGTAAGAGCTTTGATCAGAATGTTGAAAGCTCAACAAAGACAATGGAACTGACATTATTAAAAGCCATGCTTAAAGCATTAGAGGGAAAATGATTGAAGAAAGCCTGTATAATTATTTGGCCTCAATAACAGACATTACTGATATTGTTGATGACAAAATATATCACCACCACTTACCACAAGAGGCAGTTTTTCCTGTCCTTACTTTCCAAATGATAAGCAGTAGGCATGACCACGACATCCAGGGAGCTGCTGGAGCCTGTACAGCGAGATATCAGGTTGATTGCTGGTCTCGATCCTTGGCCGAGTGTGTTGAGCTGGCAGAAGCTGTAAGACAGGCTTTGCAAGGGTATAAAGGCACGATGGAGGACGACCATATATTCTTTATTACTTTGGACGATCAAAATAATCTCGATGAAGCTCCAAAAGATGGCTCTGATCAATGGCTTTACAGGAGAGAGCAAGATTACTTAATCAAATATAGAGAATCAGTACCAGAAGCATAAATATTAGACCTCAATTAATGGAGTCTAATATTATGGCGGTAATCGCAGGCGAAGGAACAGTACTTGAATTAGGTACAACTTCAACAACAACAGCTTGTACTCAAATCACAAGCATTTCTCTAGGTGCGGTGGAGCAAGCTGCCATCGATACCTTTTCTCTTGATTCTACTTCAAAAACAACAAGAGCCTCTAAGCTTCCAGACTATGGTTCTTTGACAGTCGAAGGAAATTACGATCCTGATAATGCAGGACATTCGATTTTAAGAGCAGCTTCTATTTCTGGTGGTCCAGTGTACTTTGAGATTGGCTTTGTTGCTGGCGGAGATTCAGTAACAGGCAATGGTTTTGTTACTTCTTTTGAAGTAAGCGGAATGGAAGTTGATAGTAATCTAACATTCAGTTGTGAAGTAAAAATCAATGTCTTGGCTTGGGTCTCAGGTTCTTAATTTGTTCTAGGAGTATATGAATCAAAAACAATTTCTCTCAAAGGCTAACA